AATCTACTGCCCGGACGTGGCGGAGAACAAGTACCGGGCCAACCTCGCGGCCAAGGGTCCGGCGCTGAAACTGGGCAACGACTACAAGCTGGCGGCATACATCGAGCAGAAGATCGTGGAGGAACGGTATTCGCCGGAGGCGGTCCTGTTGAAGATCAAGGAGGAGCGGCTGACCTTCTCCGTGACGCTCTCCAAGTGGACGCTGTATTCCTACATCACCAAGGGCGTGTTCCTGGGCGTGACGAACAAGAACCTGCCGCGCAAGGGGAAGAAGAAAAACAAGGGGTATCGGAAGGTCCGGGCCGCGCACCTTCCACAGGGCGACAGCATCGAAGACCGCCCGGAGGAGATCGCGGAACGAGCGATGCCCGGAGACTGGGAGATGGACACGGTGGTATCCTGCAAGAAGGACGCGGCCCGGCTCCTGGTGCTGACGGAGCGGATGTTCCGCCAGGAGATCATCATAAAAATGCCGGACGGCACTACTCAGAGCGTCGTCCGGTCGCTGGACAGGCTGGAAAGGAAGCTGGGGTCGCGGCTGTTCCGTCGGATATTCCGCACGATCACCGTGGACAATGGCAGCGAGTTCGCAGACTGCGAGGGCATGGAGCGGTCATGCCTGACAAAGCGGGCGCGGACGCACATATACTATTGCCATCCGTACAGCGCCTTCGAGCGAGGCAGCAACGAGAACGCGAACAGCCTTATTCGGCGGTGGCTCCCGAAAGGGACGAAGCTCTCCGAGGTATCGCAGGCGGAGATCAAGCAAATCCAAATCTGGATGAACAACTACCCGCGAATGGTTTTAGGCGGGCGCTGTGCGAACACGGCGCTGGCCGAGTGGATGGCGGCGGAGGGCGTGCTGCTCCCGCTCGTTCATATTTAAGAGAAAAACGCACGCATAACACACGAAAATAGCACGGAAATAACACGATAAAGCATAGGCTACCGGCGGGACTTTGGCGGGTGGCCTTTTCGTGCTGCCAAAAATGCACAAAATAACGCAGAATAGTTTGTTGAAAAAGCACGGCATTTTTTGCTTGACTTTTTCGGCCGGGCGGAGGAAAAACTTTTTCTTGCCAAGCGACCGGATTTCTGATATCATAGAGTGAAATTTGGCGGCGGCAGGAGGAATGGAACATGGAGTACCGGATGTTTCTTTGGCTTCACCTGGGTATCTCCATTCC